GTGATGTCCAATCATTTCCTTGAGGCCAATTATATCGGTAATCAATTAATATGTGACTAACTTCTTTATTCAACCCCATATCAATTACAGGACATATTTCAATGATTTCTCCTTCGTAAATTATTTCATTTGCGAATACTCCTAACCCATGTATTGTGCTATGAGCGATGTAAATTTTATGTGGTGTTGGTATTTTCATAAAAGATTACCTTAAATATAAGTAATTATAATGTATTTATCAATATATGAGTATGAATCAAAAACAATTAGAAAAGTTGATAGGTAAAATGATGAATGTCATTAAACCTAATGGTGTATCTGATATGGGTTTTAATTTAGAACCAATGGAAACTTATGAGGATGAATACTACATGAGGGTCACATATATTGTCCCTGATGGAAGTGAATTTTTAAGAAGAGACAACATGAAAAAAACTGATGTTTATAGAGACCAATGGAATCGTGAAATTAAAAATACCATTAAAAATTATTTTAATGTTAATGTTGTTATTAGTTCATCGTCTATTGAATCTGAATCATATCATAATAGATTAAAACAACATTAATATGCAGAAATTAGTTCCAATAACAAGATTAGGTAAATTCTTCGGAGGAGAAGATTACACCCTAGACATAGGTATGGGTGAAGAATGGTTATTGGGTGATATGAACTTCACAGTAGTTCTTTATCGTGTTGATAAATATAAGACAAAAACTGACGATGTCTACGGTGAGGTAACCGAAGATGGAATACAATTTATGGTACCTATTGAGTTAAAAGGTTTGGTTCAGGTAATGGCCCCTGCCCATAAATTTTTAGGTAATTCTAAAGTGGAACAACAAGAACCTGGTAATATGAAGTTTTCTATTTATCAAAAAACTTTAGATGAGTTAGGTGTTGAAATATTCCTAGGGGATTATATTGGATATAATGAAACTGAAGATAGAATTAGATATTATGTGGTGAGTGATGATGGATATGTTAAGTCAGACAATAAACATACTTATGGTGGTTATAAACCATTTTATAGAAGTATTATGGCCACTTACGTAAGTGAAAACGAATTTAGAGGGATATAATGAAATACATAATAACTGAAAATAGGTTAAATTCGATTATTGAAAATTGGTTAAATGAAAACTATAGTGATTTAGAAAGATATCATCGTACTGAATTTAGGGAAATTTATTTATCTAAAAATGGAAGGTTTAAATTCATGTATAATTTAAGAACAAAACGATTATATGTTGTTAATGAAGTTTGGAGTTTTATTACAAATATGTTTGGTTTAGATTATGACGAGACGGAAAAAATTCTATTAAATTGGTGTAGTAATAAATTTGGGTTTAGGATAAAAAACCTTGTTAAGGTAGATGAAATATGAAAATATTAGTAACCGAATCTCAATTTGATTCCATCTTTATAGGTAAAAAAGTTATGGTGTATTATAATTTACACAAACATACTTTTTCAGTTACATACGATAGTAAGGTAATATTACATTCAGACTATGTTAAGTTAGGGGATGTTGAATTTAGAGTTAGACCTGGTGGTAAGGATAGGGTTAGAAAAGAAAAAAGTAAAAATGTTCATGCTTTTGTTATTGGTACATTACTTGATTATTGTGAGTATCCATGTGATGATATTCCAAATCCACCATCAGATATGATTGTCACCTATGACCCATACAAGTTTAACACATTTGTGTATAAAAATACTGAAGAACCTGTATATCAAGCAAAAGAAGTTGACATGATAAATTCAAAAAATAAACTATTTGTAGTTAAAAAATAATATGCCATTACCAAAAAAAGTTATACCAACACTACCATTAGTCCCTAAAAAGACATTGTCTGCTCGTAGAGAACAATTGTTAGAATATATTAATGAAGATGGAACTTATTTACCTAAGTCAGTTTTACATGCAGATTTAGATAGAGGAATGTTAGATTTTGTTAAAGATGATTTACAAGTTATCACAGCAGGAAAAATTGTACCAATGGTGGATATCATTATTACAACTCAGAATTGGAGTCAATATGTTGAGACAGCATTATTTGTTGATTTAGATTATAACCCTTCACCACCTTTCATTACCGTAGTTAGAAGTCCTGAAGTAAAATTTGGAACTAATCCCGCACTTCAATATACAATCCCAAATAGAAAACAATTCTATTACGCCTCAGTACCAACTTGGAATGGTAATGAACAAGGTATGGACATTTACACAATACCACAACCTGTTCCTGTTGATATTAATTATAGTGTGAAAATTATTTGTAACCGAATGAGAGAGTTAAACGAACTCAACAAAGTTATAATGCAAAAGTTTTCATCAAGACAGGCTTATACATTTATAAAAGGTCAATATGTTCCAATCATACTAAATAATATTTCTGATGAATCTCAAATGAGTATTGAATCAAGAAAATATTATGTTCAAAATTATGATTTTACTATGTTAGGTTATTTAATTGACGAAGATGAATTTGAAGTTAAACCGGCAATTGCGAGAGTTGCTTTATTAACAGAACTTGAAACTTCATCGTTTGGTAAGAGAAGAAAAAAATCTCCTGAAAACCCTGATGAATTTTTATCTAATTTTTATTATATGGTAGGTAATGATACTTTAAGTGATGTTGTTGCTTACACTGCAAATTTAACTTGGGCAAATTCAACTAATGTAAATTCTTATGATGTTTATATTAATGGAGACTATTATGGGACTGATGTACAAAAAATTCAAATAACTACTAACGATATATTATCAATCACCGTAGTGAAACAAAATAACTTATTAGAATCAAACATTAAGTTTGATAATATCTTAGTTTAATCTTCCCCGTAGATATCTTTTTTCTCTTTACAGGTCTCAACGATTAAATTTTCTAAAAATTTATAAATCTTAAACCCTCGTTTATCACAATACTTTTTTAGTATTTCGTGGACTTTAGGGTCTATTTTAATGTTCTTGATTTCTTTCATAGTTTTTGTGGTGAGAAAAAAGGTAGAATTTATTCCTACTGTTTACTAATACATATTCAAAAGTCAAGTTTTTTGTGTTAGTATCTAATATTTATCAATAAAATAAATCTGCAATAGAATTAATTAAATAATGGCAACAGCACAAGCAAATCAAAAAGTTTTTGTATCACCTGGAGTTTACACATCAGAAACGGACTTATCGTTCGTAGCACAAAGTGTAGGTGTTACTACCTTAGGTTTAGTAGGGGAAACAATAAAAGGACCTGCATTCGAACCTGTATTTATAACTAACTACGACGAGTTCCAAGCATATTTTGGAGGAACTGAACCTGTAAAATTTGTAAACACACAAATACCAAAATATGAAGCGGCGTATATCGCCAAATCATACTTACAACAATCTAACCAATTGTTTGTAACAAGAATATTAGGATTATCAGGATATGACGCTGGTCCATCTTGGAGTATTAGAGTTACTGCCAATGTTGACCCGTTAACGATTGGTATAATTTCACCAACAGGAGGAACCGCTTTTTCGGCAACATTCACAGGATATTCTTCAGGAAGTACAATTCAATTTATTGGGGGAGCATTACCAACTCAAGTAAGTAATAACTATAATACTCTTTACAGATTATCTGATGGTAGTACTTCAACATATGGTGAAGATTTCAATAGTAATTTAAGTTTTATTATTGATAATAATTCTTATTCCGCAACAACCGTTGCTATGTATGGTGCAATTCCTTCAGACCAATATTGGAGTCTTGTTAGTCAATATTCAAATCAATTAAATGTTTTTGGTTCAGACACAAATAATTTAGATACTAACGATTTAAGTTCAGACTCAAATGACCCATGGTATTACGCAGCGTTTACTAATGATGCAAATGTAAATAACGATTATGCTGGTTATTCATTTTATTATGATGTATCATCATTAAGTACTAGTGATGGTGGTATCACTTATACAGGAACTATTACAGGAGAGTCATATAATTTTTCAGGAACTGCTTATAGTGAATATAATAATATGGTTGTTGGAACTTTGCGTTCAAGAGGTATTTCATTATATTCTAACAATGCAGACCTTGACCAACATGGACCTGTATATGAAGTGACAGGACTTACTGATGTTACTTTAATTAGTACTGGACAATATTCAGGAATCACTAATTCACCATATGAAGGGTTTTTACTTTCAGGTATAACTAATGATAGTAATACGTTTTCTTTTGAAACTTCATTATCAGCGGCATCATCTAAATTTATTACTAAAGTTTTAGGCACAGATAATTTTGGTAAATCAAGATATGAAGTACCAATCTTTGTTGAAGAGTTATATCCAAGTTCTTTGAGTTATGCTTATAACCAAGGATATATTAAAGGTATTAATCCTCAATTAGTTGCTCTTGAAGATGCAAGAAGTGAAAACACACAATCAATCGCGTATAAAGTTGAAAAATACCAATCACCTGAAACACCATTTTTGGTTTCTGAGTTAAGAGGTAATCAAGTTTATAAATTATTTAAATTTATCTCAATCTCTGATGGAGACGCAGCGAATGTTGAGGTAAAAATTTCAATAGCTAACTTATCGTTTAATAACATGACATTTGATGTACTTGTTAGAAACTTCTTTGATACTGATGCAAATCCTGTTGTTATTGAGAAATTCACTAATTGTAATATGGACGCAGGTTCTAACAATTTCGTAGCGAAAAAAATTGGTAGTGCAAATGGGGAATACGCATTAATTTCAAAATTCGTTATGATTGAATTAGCGGAAGAATATCCTATAGACGCAATTCCTTGTGGATTCTACGGTTATACTCAGAGAGAATACGAATCAACTGAAAATATTTCACCAGTACCTAAATTCAAAACTAAATATTATTATCCAGGTGAGGTTGTTTTTAACCCCCCATTTGGAACAACTGCAAATGCAACTGAATCAGCAGGTGATATTGTTAGAAGAACTTACTTAGGATTCTCAAGTCAATTTGGTATTGATGAAGCATTTTTATCTTATAAAGGTAAACAAAACCCACCAAACTGGGTTAGTTCAGCATTACCTATCGCAGGTCAAGCGTGGAATTACTTAAGTAGAGGTTTCCACATGGACTCAGGAGCAACTGTTGTTACAATTGCAAACTCATACCAAACAAGTGGGGCGACTGCTTTTGAATGTGGTGTAGCTGATTTTAGATTTGACCCTGAAACTCAAGAAAACCCATACTACTTCATTTACTCAAGAAAATATACATTATGTTTTGCGGGAGGATTTGATGGTTGGGATGTTTATAGAGAATTTAGAACTAACCAAGATAGATTCCAATTAGGAGCATCAGGTTACTTGGCAGGAGCATCGTCTTCTACAAGATACCCAACAGCAACAGGTCAAGGTTTATTTAAACGAATTGTGGTAAGTAATAACACACAAGATTTTGCAAACACTGATTATTATGCATACTTACTTGGTATCTTAACATTCTCAAATCCTGAGGCAACAAATATTAACATATTTGCAACTTCAAGTATTGATTATGTTAACAACTCAAACCTTGTTGAAGAAACTATTGATATGGTACAATATTCAAGAGCTGACTCTGTGTATATCGCAACAACTCCTGATTACTTAATGTACACTCCAGATGGAACTAACTCTTTAGATATCATCTACTCACAAGAAGCGGTTGATAACTTAGATAATACAGGAATTGACTCTAACTATACTGCAACTTACTATCCATGGATTTTAGTAAGAGATACTGTGAATAACACACAAATCTATTTACCACCAACAGGTGAAGTTGTAAGAAACTTGGCATTAACTGATAACATTGCGTTCCCTTGGTTCGCATCTGCGGGTTACACAAGAGGTCTTGTAAACTCAATCAAAGCAAGAGTTAAATTGACTCAAGAAGATAGAGACACACTTTACCAAGGTAGAATTAACCCAATTGCTACTTTTGCGGATGTAGGTACTGTAATTTGGGGTAACAAAACATTACAAATTGCTGATTCAGCACTTAACAGATTGAACGTAAGAAGATTATTACTTCAAGCTCGTAAGTTGATTTCAGCGGTGGCAGTAAGATTATTGTTTGAACAAAACGACCAAATCGTTAGACAACAATTCTTAGATAGTGTTAACCCAATCTTAGACTCAATTAGAAGAGACAGAGGTTTATATGATTTCCGTGTAACAGTTTCTTCAACACCTGAAGACTTAGATAGAAATACATTAGTAGGGAAAATCTATTTAAAACCTACGAAGGCGTTAGAGTTCATTGATATTGAATTCTTCATTACTCCAACAGGAGCTTCGTTCGAGAATATTTAATAAAAAAAATGGGGGGAACAATCCCCCCTTAGCCAAATGAAAAAGAATTTAACAGAAGGATTTAAAGAAGAAGGTTCCCCAGATATGAAATATTATGCGTTTGATTGGGACGATAATATTGTTCATATGCCAACCAAAATTATGGTTAAAACAGAAGGGGGTGACGAAGTGGGTATGTCAACTGATGATTTTGCGGAATATAGACATCAATTAGGTAAATCACCATTTCAATATAAAGGTGAGACAATTGTAGGTTATGGTGATGAACCATTTAAAAATTTCCAAACTCCGGGGGATAAAGATTTTTTAATTGACGCGATGAGGGCTGAAGAAGGTCCGGCATTTAATGATTTTAAAGAGGCGATTAATAACGGGTCAATTTTTTCTATAATCACTGCGAGAGGTCATAAACCAAACACTTTAAAACAGGCGGTTTATAACTACATAATAAATGATTATAATGGGATTAATAAAGAAGAACTTCTTAAGAATCTTAAAAAATATAGGTCGTTTGCTGGTGAAGATGAGATGAATGATGATGAGTTAATTAAAACTTATTTAGATATGTGTAAATTCCATCCTGTATCTTATAATGATGTGGAAGGGGCTGCAAATCCTGAGGAAGCCAAAGTTCGTGCAATGGACAAATTTGTGGAGTACATTAGAGAATTATCTTCTAATTTAAATAAAAGAGCATTTTTTAAAGACGATGTTAATAATAATTTTGTCCCATCAAAACCTACTATTGGATTTTCAGATGATGATATTAGAAATGTGGAAGTAATGAAAAAACATTTTAAGGATAAGCCTGATAACATTGTTAAAACTTATTCTACTGCAGGAGGAATAAAAAAAGAATATTAACTAGTAATAAAAAACTAGTATTAAATAAATAAAGAAAAAAAACTAGTTAAAATAACTAGAATTAAATAAACTAGTCTGGAATATAATGATAATAATTTAATTTCAGAAAGTCAATAAAAATATTTTCCATTTGGATATATTTATGATAATAAACAAAGAAAAACTAATTTAAATAATATGGCTGATTTATTGATGAAAATGCCGATTCCTTATGAACCGAAAAGACAAAACCGATTCATTTTAAGGTTTCCATCAAGTTTAGGGATTAATGAATGGTTTGTAGAGTCTACATCAAGACCACACATTACCATTGCAGCGACGGAAATACCGTTCTTAAATACTTCAACTTATGTTGCTGGTAGATTCAACTGGCAAACAATTAATGTAACATTTAGAGACCCAATTGGTCCTTCTGCATCACAAGCTCTTATGGAGTGGGTTCGTTTACATGCTGAGTCTGTAACAGGTCGTATGGGATATGCTGCGGGTTATAAAAAAGATATTGACCTTGAAATGTTAGACCCAACAGGAGTTGTTGTTGAAAAATGGATTCTTTACGGAACATTCTTAACAGATGTAAACTTCAATGCGTTGGCTTACAATACAGACGCGTTAGCAACAATCACTGCGACACTTCGTATGGATAGATGTGTACTTGTTTACTGATATAGTAATAGAATAGTCTTTCTATTTATAAAAAATTAATACTAATTATATTTAACCGTAAAGAACATAAACTTTACGGTTAATTTTTTATATGGATAATCAATCAAAAGAATACGGACAAGCGAATTTTACGCTACCCCACGATGTGGTACCATTACCATCTCAGGGAGTCTTTTACAAAAACAAGAAAAAATCTATCAAAGTCGGTTATTTAACCGCTAATGATGAGAATTTATTAATGGCGGGTGGTGACGGAATGACTCAAAATCTTTTAAGAACCAAAATTTACGAACCAGATTTACGTGTTGAAGATATGTTAGAAGGTGATGTTGAGGCAATACTTATCTTTTTACGAAACACGGCTTTTGGCCCTGAAATGGAGTTAACACTTACTGACCCTGGTACTCGGAAACCTTTTAAAACTACGGTTGCTTTAGACCAACTATCAATCAGTCAAGGACAACAACCTAATGAGGACGGTACTTTTATTACCACTTTACCAAAATCACAAAATACTATTAAGTTAAAACCAATGACTTATGGTGAAATTTTGGAAAATCAAAGAATTGCAGACACTTACCCTGCAGGTAGAGTTGTACCAACAGTTACATTAAGACTTCAAAAAGAAATTATTGAAGTTAACGGGATAACCGATAAAGGCGAAATCGCAAAATTTATTGAGTCGATGCCAATCGCGGATTCAAAATTCATACGAAAATTTATGAATGATAATGAACCAAGATTAGATATGACACGCACAGTTACAACCCCATCAGGAGAAAAACTTACAGTTAATGTAGGATTTGGGGTTGACTTTTTTCGTCCTTTCTTCTGATTATAGGAAAAGTCAGCTCGATGAATATTACTATTTGACTACGTTATTACACATAGGATACCAAGATTTTTTAATAATGCCTCTTTTTATGAGGAAATATTTACTAGATAAATGGATTGAAGATAATAAAAAGGACTGAAAACTCAGTCCTTTTGTCTTCC